TCGTACGCAATTTCTTCTGGGGTACGAAGTGCAAGACCTGCTTGATACTCGCGCTCTGCCGCTCCGCCCGCAAGTTCCGCCAGTCGTGTTGCTTTCTTTTGCAACATTCGCTTACGGTAACCCGATGATCCCGACGCCTTAGCGGATAAAACACCCGCAACCTGCGCCATTGCCACCGGATCTTCGATTGTCCGTGTGTAAGTATCTAACTGTCGAGCGTTTAAATTGTTGTATATTGTTCCCCGCTGGTCGATAAACTCACCTTCTTTGGTAAAGCCGCCAACACCTTGAACATGTCCAATTAATTTAGGGCCAATCAACTCACCACTATTCGCTACTGAATTAGCCCAGTCAACTTTGCGGTAATCATAACCCCGGGTAGCACCGTAGAGTCTCTTAAACTGATCCCCCGTCAAGCGCGTTACCCGACCCCCTTCAATATCAAATCCGAAAATTTCGTTGTTCGTAGCTCGGTAACTCGCAAAACCGTTTTTACCAAATGTCATAGTAAAGACACCGGGTGTTCCTGCTTTAACCAGAGAGTCCGCCCGCCACATCTCGTCGTGTTGCATTTTACCCAAGAAACTCGAGCCAATTGCCATTGGCTGTCCTGCCGGGGTGCGAACAACTTTACCAAATATGTTGTTGACAAATGGTATACCCGCCATCGCAATTGCTTGAAACCCCCCGGCAATTTGACCGAGTGGAGTGCTGGGGTCAGCCCCTACGTGCCCGACAGGATTATATCTATCTGCTTCCGCGGCAGTTAGGGAACGAATCTCAGGGTTTGCAAGATCCTCCGCTGTAACTTCTGCAATACGCCCATCGGGGAATAGGCCGTATGATTTTGTAGAATCAAAGCCCCCGGTCTGTGACATAACACCCGGAGAAGATTCTTTCGTGATATAATCTGGGACGTTTCCGAATAAAGACTCAATACCCGCATCAATAGCCCCTATTTTAAGAGGGTCTAAGCTACCCATCTGGAGAGAGCCCATGATGTAAGGCATGTTTTGTCCGATGGCTTCCCCGACACGGTTTGTAAAATCGTATTCGTTTACGACGCCAAAGGTGGGTTCTGTTGTTGTCGTAGGTAACGTCGATTCGACGTTCATACTTAAACCAAAATACTCAGGTATCCCGCCCGGACCCGTATCTGCTGTAAAAGGCGGCGGACTACCGTCGTCATTACCCAATATAGGGGACGTTACGCTAGTTACCGAAGGTACTTTAGTGGCGGCACCCATCACCAATTTCCGATAAATGGGATCAGATATGAAGCTGGTTGTACTAAGTCTTCGTCCGGCCATTTTCTTCGACTACGCTCCGGTGGTTATCCTTGAGGCTCAGGAGAATTTCCAGTAAACCCAGCTTCCCCTGCAACTGGAACAGCTCCCGTTCCGATTGTGCCGTCACCAACCCCCGAATTGTCAACTGGTGGAGGTCCGCTAGGTACTGGACCAGCCCCTCCCACGCCTGCGGGTGGTTGACCAGCGGGCCCACCTTCTGGGCCTGTTCCTTGTTGAGCATTTTGAAGTCCTTTTAGCATCTCTGCGTAGATCTGGGCTTCGTTCATATCATTCACCAACTGGTCAGGATCGATATCCTGAGAGATAGCGAGCTCTCGAACCAAGTTCGGGAGTTTAATAAACGGAGCAAGCATTGGGTTTGCAACAGTCTGTAGCAATGAAGTGAGACGCTGTGTTCTCACTTCCTTTTGCATCACTGCTGAAGTTCCGCGTGGTTTAATTTCTAAGTCTCCGATAATGTCAGGAGAAGACTCGTTATATTGCATATTCCATTGGAAAAAAGCTTCTCCGAGAGGCTTGAGCAAATAGTCGTCAATATTTTTGACAACCGTTTTAATAGAGAGGTTACCCGACGAAAGCAACATAGATAGCCCTGAGGCCGTACGTCCGGTCCCTGTTACGCCGGTTTGACCGTGCATAATAGAGGGGATGCCTGTTTCCTCATCGGACAACTGACGGGCAATCTGATACATCTGGATGTTCTCAGGAGCAGTGTTCGGGAACTTGAGTCCGTTAATCGCTGTTCCTGTTACACCAGATTGACGTCTAAACACCTTACCGGGGAAGATATCGAAGTTTTGACCGGGTACGAGAGAAGCTTCGTCTACATCAAATACAAGGTTGCCCGCCAGAGCTAAGTTATCAATAGCCATACGGATATGACCATTCATTAGCATCTGTGCATCTTCCATATTCTCGGCCACACCTACTCCCCATATTTGATACGGGTTAACTTCGTAGGGGAACGCAGAGTATGGGATACGGGCTGGCATAAACGGATTTAAGACACAGCGAAGGACTTCACTTCCGCAAACCCAAACGTTTACTTGTACTTGATCCAAAACACTTACTGTGTCGGGTAAAGTAAGGCCAACCTCACGAGCAAACTGTGCGTCTAAAACACCCCAATATTCCAGAATTTCATAGCGGTTTTCGGCATGATTCGGCTGGGTGTCTTCTTCACGAATGGTATCTTCGTAGTATTTGTCTTCGTAGTTAGGGCCTTTTACAAGAGCATTTTCGATAGCGTTTTCGTTAAAGAAAGGACGATTTATTAAAGCCCGCAACTGTTGACGACTCATACGGTGCCGTTCAATTACATACTCACAATCTTCGATGCTTGTTGCCGCGGGGTCTGGGTGAAAATCCCACACAGAAACATGCTCTACCCTTGGTACTACTTTTTCGTACGGATCGTAAGTTCGGTTACCGTCTTCGTCTTTTGACCATTGGTGGACTTTTTTGTAAAAATTAAAAGGACCTTTTACGATTCCCGTACCGAGCAGTGCTGACTCGAAGATCGCATTACGTAAGACGTTTATCGCTCCCGTGTCTAACAACTGATCGTGGATTTGTTTTTCCATCAATCGTGCGGCTTCCGCCGCGGGCTCTACTTGAGGTTCTCCCAGTCGAGAGGGACCTTCTGCTAAATTAGGTGCATCATAACGCCCAAACGGAACCGCTTCCGTTGCACCCGGAGGTAAATCTCTCCCGTCACCCGGGTACCCAAATGGATCTTGCTTTTCTTGCATTTGATCCAGAGGGGTAGACATGTGAGCAAACTCCGCAATACCTTCAGGTACGGGAGTAGACTCGACTACAATCGGAAACTTCTTGTTTGCAAACAAGATGTCGATGATTTGACCATATGCCGCCAAGACTTTGGTTTTCGTGATTTTAATAAACACTTTAGAGCGTTCAGAATCACGATATTGTGTGGTGGAGTCGTAGATGCCGCGGAAGTTTTTATAGGCTTGAAGCCAACGTTCCTCATGGTAACGGCGACCGTTTTCTGCATCTTCAAATTTAGACTTGATATGACCGGCTAGACCGGGCATCTGTTCGTCTGCCCCACGCACGTCGACTTGTGCGTCATCGGGGGCTTGGAGGAAGCCCTCAGACATAGTTAGTTACCTAATTAGCTGTAGAGAGAAGTGTCGTCGGCCATTTTCATAACTGAAGGGTCGACTGTAGTCTTGGTCTGCTTCTTTGGCATTGCTTCGATCAATGAGTCTGTTTTTGCTACAGTGTCAAAGTCAGCTTTTTCGCGGTAAAGATTGTTTTCACCACAGTTATAGTCAATACCCTTTTTGTCAGCATTCATGATGTCTGCTTCTGAATATTTCATTGTATTCTCCTATTGGATTTATGCTTCTGGTCCGGCTTGAATGCCGATTTGTTTCATTTGTGATTCCATGCGTTCTAAGTCGCGTTTCTTGATTTCTTCTTCTGATACGTCACTGAAGATGTCTTTAACAGCTTCGGCACCTTCGAGCACATCCGAGTACAAGCCTGCGGGGGTTTCTCCGTATACAATCTTGTTACGCAAATAGTCGTCAACCTGCTGTTCGGTGTACCTACCCGTAGCCATAAGCTCTTGTTTTTTGGACTCCGCGTCCATCATCTGTAGACCTGCACCTACCCCGGGCACTACACTCAATATTTTTTTACCGGCGCGGCCCCCGAGTCTTTGAAGTCTGTTAGCCAAACGACCAAACCCTTTCTTAGCCGCAACTTTTGTATCGTCCGATACGGTTGCAATACGTTCCGGGGGAGGGGGTAGATTTTCTTCGGCTTCGATGTTCTCGGTGCGTAAGCGAAGAAGCTCTTTCTTTTTTTGTTCCGCCTCAAGATCTTTTTGAACAGCACTCGCAAGATTACCGGAGGTGCGGTTTACAATTCCTGACTCACGCTCTTTTGCTTCGAGTTCAAGTTCTCTATCAGACTTCGGAGTCCCCTGTGGGCGGTTGTCATCCACAGCATTACCTGCGTCGATGTCTGTCTCGTCAAAGTCAAAGAATGGAATCGTTTCATCAAAAGATACCGTAGCATTTAGCCCCATTTTCGCGGGAAGTTTATCAATCGACTCCACATCTAGAAGTTTAGCCCACGACTGTACTGCACGGTTCAAAAAGTCTTGAAATACTTTGGTATCACCTTCAATTGTGAGGTATCTGGTACGACCCACACGGGAAATACGTGCCGCTTCATCCAGAGTGTCTTCGGTGTGGGAGAGGAGCTGGTCAATTTTGTCGCCTTGACCGAGAGTCTTTAGCATCCAAGAGCCCACAACTTTACGGAGATCAGTGATTCCGACTAGCTCTTTTCCCATTAAAGTTTGATCAACGCCTGTTATCTTAGGGAATACGTATTTCTGGAGAGCAGACGACAATTTTTTAACATCTGCAATATCATCTGGAAATAACCGCGTTTCTCCCGCATCTACCGCGGCTTGCCAGCGACGGTCTAAAATCTCTTCCGTAATAGGATCTACTTTACGAGACGGTGGTAACCCTTTTCGAGTTCCAGTATCGGTTGCTACAAGAACTTTATTAACAGGGTCCCAGTACTGATCTGATTGAGCCGCGGCTACTGCAATCTCTTTGTTAATTGCAATATTAACCGTAGCCTCACCACGAGCACCGAAAGAACCTACCCACAACATTTCCCGGACATCGTCGTCTGGAATGTCATTAAAACCCTCTAGCATTGCTCTCATCGATTCATCGCTGATCACAGCACCGAGAGTAGTTTTTGCTCCTGTCGATCCGGCTCCCCGGCCCTCATTCAAGAATTTTGCAATTTTACCTTCTGTGCCGCCCTTACCAAACATAGTTTGCTTTAGGTTAGCAAGACTCTTTACGCCAGATGTTTGTGAACGAAATTCATCGATTGATAGTCCGAAATACGCCTTAGAATTTTTGATATCTAAAGCTAATTTCTCTGGGCCCGGACTATTTCGAGAAGCCCGCGGGAATTCTTTAACTAGAGCTTTAGCGGCGTTAGCGATGTCAGGACCAACGAACTTCTCCATCGAAATACCCATATCTGTTTGGATATTGATGCCTTCGTTGTAAAAACGAGCAATCCACGCATCACGAACGTTCATATTTTCTCGTGTTACACGTGTTTGAAATTCTTCGTAAGAGGGAAGTTGACCGTCAGGAAACACGGTGTTATACCACTCCACAAACGCTTTAGTGTCTTCTAGGATCTTACGGTCTTTTGTTTTTACTTTTGATAAATCTAACATTTAGTAGCCAAATGTTGAATCCTGTGGTTTAAATGTGCTATTCTTAATGTCGTTCAAAGTTTTGTGAATGGAGACATAGCCTGATGTGCGAGTCATGAGCATATACCGTAACGCATCATATGCGTGGTCCTCTGCTTTTGTATCAACGTCTTCAGAATTTGTTTTAGAGAGAGGTATCCCTGCTAGTTGTCTTATTATGTTTGTACACGTGTTAAAAAACTTTACTGTGGGTTCACCCGTAAACTGGTTATCGCCCAGCCGACTGTGAATTTCCATTTTGCCTGCTAGTCTGTTACTATCGGAAGGTGTCCACCGGCATCCGTTTCTTATCATGGTTTCAGCGATAGAAGGGCCAAATCCTGTGCGGTTCCAACACGATTTATCGAGCACAGCATAATGAGGCGCGGGGTCCCACTCCTCTAATTCTATTATTTTAGCGGCTAATTGTTCTGCTGTAAAGTGTTTTACGTAAAGTTCTCTGTAGACCCATATATTGTTATCCCAATCTATCGCTCCCCAGAGTATGCACGAAGGGCTTGAATAACCGTAGTCCGCGGCACGGATGCGGGGCCAATTTGTTGGAAGTTCAAAAGGTTCCACCACGTGCTTGAACTTATTAAATTCTGGGAACGCGCACCCTTCGGCCACATCCCAATCTCCGTCAAGCAGACGCTTTCGCTCTGTTTCTGGGAGGGAGAGGAGCATGGCTTCGTATTGCCCGTCAGCCATGAGAAATGGGTTGTCAGTAAGTCTCGCAGGGACAAACTTTCGCCAGTAGAGTGGCTGTCCTTCTCTTGCGTGACCCGCCGGGTATACAAGTGGCTTTTCAGATTCAACGTCGCTGGGCACGAAACGTTTACCGGGTTCACCTTGGTCGATGTACATTTTTTTGACCCACCAGCCGCCGACGCCTCCGGGGTTAGCTGTACAACGCATGGAGAGATTTCGGGAGAGTTCAGGGTCCGTGCTCCGTAAGCGTGACCTGAGATATTCCCATACGTAGGGGGTGGGATACTGTGTAATTTCATCGATGGCTATCCAATTAAACGCTTGACCCTGATAGCGAGTCACGTCTTTATCTTTATCCAAGTACGAGAACCAAATCGTGGCCCCCGATGGAAACACCCAAGTCGATTTGGATTCACGAAATGTTGCACCCGGAAAAGCTTTTGGGTACAACTGTTTTGATTTTGATATTAATTCGGTTAATTCGTCCAGAGTACGGCGAAGTAAGAGACCCCGATGGTTAGGATTATGGCAATACCGTAGAGGATCAGCCAACAGTGCGAAGGATTTTCCGCCACCAGCCGCACCGCCGTAGAGTACATCCTGTTCTGGAGCTGAGAGAAAGTCTTCTTGAGGTCCTTCATTCGGTTTAAATACAACTTCCGCTTCTCCGACAAGATCAGCGACAGATTGAGGTAATTCATTGAGGTCTCCTTGGTCGATTACCCGTGATTTTTCACCTTTTAGGGCTGTTTCGACCTTAGAAGCGGCTTTTTCTCGTACAGATGCACGGTATGCTTGTTTATTTGCGGCGGTTCGTTTCTTTTCCGCCTCTTTTTTAGACCGTCTTATCGATGCTTGAGTCGCTCGACGCGCTTTTTCCGCAGTAGAGAGATTGTAGCGGCTTTTGGGTGCATTCGGGTCTTTTTTTGGGCGTCCCGGCTTACGTTTTGGCTGTTCTTCAAGCGTTTCCGTCAATTTCTACAACCATCTCTTTTTTCGGGGGGAGTAGTACCACCCCATGTACAGCTTGGACATTGACATTGTGAGTCTCCTGTTTCCCGAGACCCACTCGGTTGAGGAGAGATTCGGCGGCTTGGAGCCGTATGTTATCTCCACGCTCAATTTCCGGGGAGTCAATGGTCGAGACGAGCTTATTCGCGGCTTTAAGAGCACCACCTGCAAGAATATTCCGTGCTCCTTCGATAATTTCGTCGGCAAGAGACTCTTTAAGGTACCCGATGGAACCTTGCGAATAACCTGACACCTCACATGCCCGGGAGAAGTTGCCTCCGTTCTCGAAGAGCGCGGTAAGGAAAGCTTGCTGTTGGTCGGAGAGTTCACGTTTCTTCCGTTGTTGGGGGAGGAGGTTCACGGGATTACCACATATATGTACTAAAAAAGTAAATATCTTAAAATTTTAGGTGAATAAAAAAGAATAAAGGTGTACGTGGGGGCCCGTGGTCTCGGAACTTTGGTTCACATGGACTATAAAAGTTGATTTCCCCTGCCATTTCGGCCCCGGTACAAACCCATTATGGTGTTCGGTTCAAAAATTTGTCAATACCCTACAAAAAAAATTAAATTATTTTACCCGCAACCCTTGACGAACCCCGCTGTGGACATTACAATGGGATTGTAAGCCCGCCGGGGTATATATACATATCCCACGCTTACCTCCCTCCAGAACCCCGATGGTCCTCCCCAGACTGTCGGGGTTTTTTTGTGGGGGGAGTTCTACATAGGGGTTGCGGCAGGTAGCCGGATGGCTCCCCGGTACTCCCCATCGGGTTGCGGCAGGTAGCCCTCTCGTGAAACATGCTGTGAAACACCCCTTTCCAAAACCAAAAAAAATATGGCGAGTTTACATGTACATATGGGCGTACCCCTAGTGTCCCTTGCCCTCCCCCCATCGGCAATATCCTGAATCAGCATCGAGGTTGCACCATTTGGGGAACCGCCGAGTAACCCAATGATATCCCTTCGGTCATATATGCGCGGATCATGTGTCGTTTTTCTGGGTTCCGGCTGGCAGTTTCTTGAAAACCGGTGCGTATCGGGCGGGGTATATAGCTCCCA